AATTGTGCTGACGATAGGTCTTCGCCAGCAATGAATGTCCGTGTGTCACGGCTTTGCATTACAGCCATAATTATTCCCCTTTATAGCTTTTGTTGATAAGGGCTTTACCTTCGTCAGTTTTCGCTACAGCAGCGTATGCTTTAGCGTAATCACCCTTGTGCATCTTGTTCTCTTCCATATAGGCTTTGACAAGAGATTCCATTTTATCGGCAGCAGTTGCAAACTCACCGTCTGCGTCTGACTTGCCAACTTCTTCCATGTTCTCTGCGAATACTGCATCAGCAGCTTTCAGAGTTTCCATGATACCTTCGCTTTCACCAAACTCAGCAACCAAAGATTTAGCTACCTCTTCAGAGAAGTGTGGTAGTGCTTCTGTGGCACGTTTGGTTAGCTCTGCATCTGCTTTAGCTAGTTCTGCTTCCTCTAGGGCTTTCAGAATAACTGAAGGTACATCAGCTTTGTTGATTTGTTCACCTTCATACTCAATGTACTCTGGCTCTACTTTTTTCTCGATTGCCTCTGCTTTAACGACAAAACCATTGTCGATTAGAGCCTTACGTAGGCGTTCATTTTCTAGCTTCAGTGTATCAACTGCGGCTTGCAAGATGTCTTGTTCATCAACTTCTGCAACCACTGGGTCGATCTCTTCAGCTTTTTCTGTAGGCTCTTCCATGTTCAAAGCCTTCATAGCTTCTGCACGTCCACAGCCTTTTTCCTTCATATAGGCTTTGACTTTATCTTCGTCGTAACCCATTTTTTCTAGAGTTTCTGTCATATTATCCTCATTGGAGTTATCACGCTTGAACAAGGAGACCATTGCCTGTGCATTGGCAGGACGATCCACTAATGACAATTCATCCAATTCAAGCTGTTTCAAAAGGTTAGGCATCATAGTCCTCCTTGATTGCTCGACCCCCAATAGAGAAGGCCGCAAGTTCACCAGATTTAACCTTAGACCAGACATCATCGTCATACACTTTAAAAGCGACGATCCAGCCTTCACGGTCACTCTGGATGCCAAGGGATTCACCAATCTCTTTAGTGATGGGCATGGAGTGAATTACCGCCCCAATTTGATCACCCTTGTGCATCTCTTTACCGACACGGACATGTTCCATAAACTTACTTGCAGCTTTAACAAGCGTGTCAGGTTCGATAACATCGCCTTGGCGGTCAACTACTGGTTCACCCTTTTCGGTTACTACAGAGGCCCAGCCATAGACCATGCGTTGTTCATCATCAGCCTTTAGTATTTGGCCTTCAATATTCTTTGTCATACTTCCCACAGTACTACTACTCCACATTCTACAAGACCAGTAACGAGCAGAAGTCTTGTCTGTTGCTGTATCGCAAGAATGACGACTACGGAAGTTAGCCCGTGCCTTTGGGTCATCCCTACGGATTTCCATGTTAGGGTCACCGAAAGTAACCTTAACTGTACGATCTCCGTCTTTTACATAAACACCAAACTTCTTGCTTGATCCAGCAGGTAGACGGAATGGTTTGTTCAGTGGTTTATCAGCTTTGTCTACAACATATGCATCGTCGTTGATATACTCACGTTTTTTAGTGCTGCTTGGGTGACCAGATGGAAGAAGGTCTTTATCGTGGTTAGCAGACTTAGAACCACTAACAATGCGTAAGAAGCTATTAACACGTGCCATAGCCCATTGCTCAGGGGAACTAACATTAGGGCGTACAGAACTAGGGTTCGTTCTATAAGCACCAACACCACGGTTGTATACTTGTTGCAACATACGTGTCGTAACTTTGTGCTTAGACTTTGCATTATGCTCTTTAACCTTTGCAGCTAAACCCTTAGACATGTTCGTACCCATCCTGTACTAAAATCATATCGAACGCAGCAGTTACTCGTGCATTGTTACTACGGACTGTTGCCCTTACGTCAATGTCAGTCTTCTCTGGCAGTCTGATAGGTACAGCGAACTTATGAGAATAAGGGCCACCTTTACCTGCTACCTCGAAGGAGTGACCGATGCGGAATACAGATTGACCATCGTAGCGTACAAACATGTCACCTGTAGCATCAGCACCATCTTGAACTGAGCAAACTCCACAGATTAAGTAAGCTGTATGATTAGCAGGTACAGTGTAGATAGCCATTAATGTTTGACCTTTACCTGCGGTAATCTGTAGAACTGTAGTCCCACCCTTTTGTACTGTGATGTTACCTACGTTATCCTCACCAGTGGAAATATAAGCTCTATATAGCCGCTTCCAAGTATTAGTGGTAGTTACTGCACCAGAGGATGAAACGACAACCTCCTCTGTCTGATCTTCGTAGTTTGCATCAAGACCTACAAGAGTAACTGTCTTTCCATTATCACTTGCATTGACAGTAGGTATACTTACAGTACCAGCAGTATCCCAAGATGACCAAGGGTATGTTGTATCGTTTACATCCCAGACAGTACCTGTGTTGTTCTGTGACATAGCTGGGACAGCACCAAACTTATGTACACCTGAGTGACCATTAACTTCACCCTGCGCAATCGACAATACACTATCTTTAAATAACTGCTTTTCCCAAGACATCAGTTAAGCTCCGCACGAATAGAAATTGACAGATTAGAGTTATTAGGGAAAGTCTCAATAGTCCCGTCATTGTAAGTAACCTCAAACTCTGCGTAGTAACTACCAGCAGTGTCGGTGTCACTAGATTGCCAATCATATTGAACGATACCCCCAACAGCATCAGTGATAGTCATAACAGCATCAACTTTAATTGTACCATCAAGAGATTTCATGTGAAATCGTACAGTTGCACCAACCAAACTGATTACATTATTGTTAGCATCCTTCAATGTTGCCTGAAGTGAGGGGGATGTATCATTCTGTTTAATGTTGAAAGCCATTATGCTGCCTTATTGTTAGCATTAGTTATCAATGCAGAGTTGTAACTATAGGATAGTGTAACAGAGTTTCCTGCATCATCTGTGACAGAAACTATACGAGCTTTGGAGGGGTTGATATACACATTGTTACTAAAGGTTGGGTTACCAGTTACAATAGGTGTTCCAGTAAAGTTGTAGCTAATTATAATTTCAGATGTTTCAACAACAGGGTTACCAGTTTCAATAGAGACACCAACGAATGTCTCGTCTTCCTGCATCGTAATAGAAGGAACAACAGGGTTACTTGTCAGGATAGAAACGCCACCTAGAGTTTCATCCTCAAACATCGTAATGTCTGAAATACTTGGTGAATCCGTTACAAGGCTGTCACCAACAAGTGCATGTTCTTGATTAATCGTAGAGGCAGCGATTGCTGAAGTACCAGTCAGAATTGATACACCAACAAATGTCTCTTCTTCAGACATTGTAACTGGCTGGACAACAGGCAGACCAGTGACAATCGCATCAGCTAGGAAGGTTTCATCTTCTGCCATTGTGATGTCACCAACAACAGCAGCACCTGTTGTGATGTCAGTTGATGCAAGAAGATGACTTTGAGCAATAATTGACGACAAGATAACAGGCGACCCTGTTGTCAAACTGTTTGCTGTCAGCAATATTTCCTGATCAATAGTGGATACACCAACCGTAGGCTGACTGGTAACAATAGAAACGCCAGTAAGCGTTTCATCTTGTGCTATCAGCATTGATGGGACAACAGGATTACCTGTCGCAATATCTACAGCCGCAAGAGAATGCTCTTGGGTAATGTTTGAAGTGCCTACAACAGGATTACCTGCGGTAATATTATCCCCAGTGAGGAGATAGATAACTTCGGCAACAACCCCATCATCTGCTAGGGTGGCTGATGCTAAAGGGCTGAAGCCAAGCATGTGTTACTCCTACGGTTTAGTGGGCCAAGTCACGCTATATGGGAAACCCGCTTGTCCTGTTATATCACGAAGTGCCTGTCTATAGGTAGTCATTGCTGCTGACATAGTTACATCTGACAAAGCCATCCAGTCAGTCTCTTGCAATAAGCTATCACGTTTAGCTCTTATGTTAGCTTCTGCCGTGGCTTGTTCCATGTTCTGCACAGTATGAGCTACTTCCCACTCGTTGCCATACAGTGGTTGCCCTACCTGATCTGTATCAACTTCACCTGTATCAGGGTCAGTGCAGTCAGCTTCAGTCTTCATGCGGATGACTTCTCGTGTAGGTGTACCCACTACAAGTGTCTGCACCAATGGATCATATGAAGGCTTATCTAATTCAGTAACCTCATAGACCCCATACCTACGCAAGATCGTGTTAGGTATCTGCGCAGGGAAAGATGTGTTTGCATTGTCACGGCGAAATTGTCCAATCGTGTATGGAAATTGATCGACATTACCGTTTGTAAGTTTTACGAACATGGTTTCTCCTATGAAGGCGGTGATGATTTATAAGGGTGATTTGAAGGTAAAGAGCTTTCTATACCCCACCTGTGTGCAAAGTACCCTTCAAGTTTTTCACGATCTGATTGACTTAATGTTCCAATGCAAACAACAGCTTCAGCGATGCGTCCATCAAATGTATAAGTTGCAAGATCAAATGTAGTTACTACTTCTCCCACTGATATGTAACCATCTGTTGCAAGCCCTGACGTAACAGAGCCTGATATATTTTGTGATCCATTTATAAAATCATACATTGTTGACGAGTTTACATTTGCAACACGCAAAAACTTACCTGTTGCCGCCGTAATTGAACCACTTGCAAATGCCCCATCAAACCTTAACGAGTTATCTGGGGCTAGGGCAAAAGTCTCTTTGCTGCTGCTGTTAGAATAGGTCACAATACCAAAAGGCCGACGAGTGCCACTCGTGGTATCTGTGTCATAAACAGCGGCAATAGTTATATCTGCCTGTGTTAAACGAGTAGATGATCTTAAAGCTGAAAATACATTACCACCAAATTCTATTGCTGGTAAAGAACCATCCCAACCAGTTGAAGAGTATACTGGGCTTGTTCCTGCATATGAAAGATCATAGTTATTTGACGTTTTGTCTGCTAAAGCAGTCACATTTCCAGACGTTTCTGTAATTGTTGAATAATCAGAAACATCATACCAAGCATCAATGATAGAAAGTTGTAACGGCGTCCATTTATTAGAAGCACCCATCTGCATTAAACGTGATACACTCATGCCATTGCATCCCCCGCTTTAAAGCCTTGGTAGGTAGTTCCACCATCGTCCGTGTAGAATACCAGCATATCTGTTTCACCTATAGCTGGGCCAGCAGGGGCTGTGCCACTAGGGAACTTCACTGATGAGGGATATGTGAAAGTGGCTGTTGCTGTGGAGCCTGTGGAGTATTGGTATACTGCATCTCCAATATTGCCAATTAAATACATTTTTGAACCATCATCTTTAAATGTGAAGCCCCAAGGGTTTGTTTCTTGTGTAGCTACACTGAATGAAACAGAGTTATACGTTCCAGTTGAGATGTCA